GTCCAGAACGCGCTTCTTAAGGCGCTTTGGCCCCACCCTTGGTGGTAGCCATCTGCAACGAACCGGACCTTACGACGCGTGACGCGACGTAAGTTGGACCTGTTGGTCCAGCCGGTTTGGGCGGATATCCCTGCGAACCCCCCCGTCTAATATATGGCTTAGGAAGCCAATCAGACGAATGGGGGAACACCCTACGGACATCATGTCCGGTAACCGAAGCCCTTGGTATGAGGTATCCAAGGGAAACTTCAGCCCCGTAAAGCCCACAAGCGTGGACGATCCCAGGCGCATAGTCCTCCAGAGCAACCCTACGGTTGTCAACGGGAACGTAAGCCTGGATCTTCGTCCGGCTGCTCGATGTCCAAGACCATGTTACCTCGTCATCGTGCACGACAATGTCGCCAAGCCCCGAAGGGCCTCGGCAACGTCGTACTCGACTTGGAAGCTGATCTTGAAGGCTAAACCACACACCAGCGAGTGGACCAATACCCCCGAAGAGGTCTTGGCCCAAGCGACGTATGCCGTTAGCGCACGCAATAAGTTGTTGCGGTTCATCGAGTGGTTCTTTCAGAAAGTAAGGCCGTACAGGCCTTCCAGCCCAAAAGTCCCCTCCGCAGGACTCCCGGAACGGCCCGCCGACGAAAGACTTGTCGGTATTGAGCCTGAAACCAAGGAAGCGGAGTAGCGCAGTAACGTGCTCGGCAGCTCTGCTATCGCAGAGTATGTCGTCACCGAAGACCCGAGTCGGCCCAACCCACGCGCTATCACCGAGCGCCACCGAAGTGGCGTATTCTGTGATCGCGTAGAAGATAAGCGTCTCGAGTTCAAAAGTGAACCCGTTACCCATACTGGAAAATTTCTCCAGTTTTACCCAATGGTCTCCGTCGCCAACCTTTCGGCCGACTAGGGAACCTGTGTCACGCCTCGACATCCTCGTAAAAGGGGAGCGTAGGTCCGAGAACAGGGCAAACCAATCGGGCTCAAGCAACAACCTCACCAGGCTGTATGCGAGAGTATCGCTTGCATTGCTCAAATCCAACGTTGCATAGCTGCCAGAGATACTGGCTTCACAGGCGACCTGCCTATGAATTTCTGCTGCGACGTCCAGGTCATTTCCACGGCCCTTCAGCCTGTGGCGTACCTCCCGGCCTAGGCCGAGTTGGTAGAAGATGTTAATCGAAGGCTCTGCCGCAATCGGCCTGTCCTTCAATGCATCTTTTGGGGCGGTCGTGAAACGATTACCCCTGACTCTGGATGGATATACATTCGCTGCGGAGGCCTCCCGGCCCCACGCGGTCCCATACCAGTCAGGTAGGAACCAGCAAGCGGATGTGGTGAAAGAAGCACTGTTACCCATTTTGTCTGCGATCGTGGACCGTTCAGACAGATCGGAAAACGTAGCCCCAGGCCCGTGTCTTGGGCACAGATGCTCCATCGCTGGAGCTCGCCCCAAGATCGAGGCGACTATTTTTCGTATACCAACCAGATGGTTGGCAACGTCGACGTCGTAGTCAGGATGGGTTGAACCCTCCAAGTACGGCGCGAGTCGCTCGTTAGTCTTGTAGCACTGAGACTCACCTTCCCTCCAGTTCGCTAAGGCAGCTGCCTTGCGGGGTTCTGGGCCAGTAGGGAAGGCACTAAACTTCTTCAGAAACGCCGCAGCTGTGGCGTCCAGGTAATAAGCCTGAGAAGAGGTGTAGTTCTTAGGACTCACTTTGCAGGACGCAATAGTGGCCCAATCCCCCAGTATGAGCGCGACGCGAAGTCGGTCAGCTAGGGGAGTTCCGATTGCGCAGTAGAACTTCTGCGCGAGCGCCTCCACGTTGCGTGGTAGGTACCCTGTGTGGCTCGAGACGGGGCTCATAGCAACAACTCCAACAGCTCCGCTGGGGTGATCCCTAGCAAAGCGGCCGCAACGTCAACCGACAGCGAATCCGAACCGAGGCCCGGATCCAACCGTGGTAGAAGAGGCGGCAAAGCCGGCGGCTTGACCTGACGGATCAGGTGGCCGCGGCCAGTTCCTTGAGCATGGTCTTGACGGATGCCGAGGCCAGGAGGTTCATCCCCTGACTGACAGCCTCGTCGCGTACCGCGCTCGGGATGGCGTTGGAGCCCGTGTATTCCAGGCGGAACATCTCGCGATCTTCCACGCTGGTCACGCCGGTGGTCGAATTGACCACCGAGTACGGAAAGACAAAAGTCGCAACGACCTTGCTCTTGTCCGCGTTCCCGACCTGCCGACTGCCGATCCGGAGTTCCGGGGCAGTATTCGGCGTGGCACCCAGGGCGGGTGCCTTCCAACGCGCCGGGTTCTCCCCGGAACGGCCCTCGAGGGCCGTGTAGATCACGTCGGTGGAGCCGTCGTTCTTCTTGACGGTAATGTTCGCAATGGTGGACATAAAGTCCCCTTTCTTTCAAAACCCCAGTGAAGGGGTAGGTTGTGTAATAGGTCACTAGGTGACTCCGGTTACGTGCGTGGTAGTTTCTGCGTGAGCAGAGCGATTGCCGTCAACGCCCGAGCTGGGCGAAGAGTTAGGCCTTTCAATTGCAGAGCCGGCCTCGGTAACGATCCGATGATCGACCGAGAGTTGGCGACGCCAGAGCCATGACCTCCATAATCAGGTAGATCTTGGCGACTGACACGACCGGCCAAAAGACAACGGCGAGAGACGTACCCATTGCTGGTTTCGAAGCCAGCAAAGTCCGTGAACGAGGAAAGCCACATGTCAATGTTGCTCACCCAACCCAGGACGAAAGACCAAGGGATCGCATCCCACGCAATCAGGGCTGGGTTTAGTAGCCCCAACTGATTGAGTGTGCGAACGTTCGGGTTAACCAAACGTACGTCTATACCTACGGAACAGCGAACCTCACCTGCAAGCGACAGCCGTTCACCCCAAGGGGTGGCCGGCTCAACTAACAGGCGGGCAGAAGCCTTCCCCGTCCCCTTTAAGGACGCCCACGGTATGAAGTCATCGAAGACCTCAAGTGCGGTGTAGATATCCTGAACTGCCGGTTTCCAACCGAACCAGAACTCAAGCCAAAGGTCGCTGAGTTTACGTTGGACGCCATGGCGCGTCTTTAGTATCTTGGAGGCCTGTGAGGCCTTGATCCCAAGACTGGCCGCAACCCCTAGAGGGTTGCGATTGGCAAGGTGATACGTGAATGTACGCAGCTGCGTCACACGGTTACTCACCATTTGATCTGCCTGTTTCCACTGAGCTAGGGTGACCCCTATCCCAGCGTTTTCACCGAGTTGGTCAACCACTCGTGAGTACGCCTTAGCGTACGCCTGGTCAGAGCCCAGATAGCTTGATGCGAAAGCGGCGAACCGCCATGCATGCGTGCTATCGTACGGGTTAGTACCCCATCCTTCAACCCGACTATATGTCAGGTTTTGGTTGTAGGGGCGTCTTTGACGATACCAGGTCTTATCGAGATAATGGCCATTCTTCGATTCGAACTTGGTGAAGGGCCCTGTTACGGGGCCCACCATTACGTTTGAACCAAGTTGAGCCGCACACGCTCGCCATAGGCCAGGAGGCCATGGTTTCCGAGTGCGGAGGCCATGAGAGATTGCCACAACGCTGGCGTACCCGAAGGTAGCACAGTCGTCAGGTAGTTCCACGCCGTCGAGTAAGACCCACCAGCATTTGAAGCTGGAAAGCCCATACTCATCAGGTCGCCCGAAACCACGGTTAGGACGACATCACTGTCGCCGGTCCCGCGGACGATGACCAGGGAGGCGTATTTAGACATCGAAGGATCTCCTTGCTTGGATAGAAGGAGACCGCCTATACGATGTCACGGTCTCTCAGCCGTACACACCAACCGGAGGATCCGGTTGGCGCACTTTATGAACGGGGAAAGCGGTTTCCATGCCGCATTGGTACCCTCGCCGAGGATACAACACCGTTCACTGCCGTAGCCACTTGCGTGGCGCACTGCGAGGCAGCGCAGAGGGGCCCTCAGAGTACGTCTCACGACGTTCTCCGGG